ATCTTAATATTTTGTAACCTTTGCTTTGCTTGACGCAAGGCCTGTGGTTTGAGAGTTCGTTTCCTCTCCTTCTTACTATGGTGTTGCCAATTAGGAACCTTCATCGGTCTGCACGGTATCCAGAATATTTAGTATATCACACTAAATGCCATTAGGATAAAATCGTTTAAAATCTTCATAATAGTAATTTCGTATATTCTCTTTAAGTCTTTCACTAACAACCAACTTATCTCCTTCATCTATTCCTTTTAATCTTGGATATGGAACATCCTTTATTTCAAATGGAATCTCCAAGACATTAGAAACCCAATTTCCAAAAGCATCACCAAACCCATCTTCAAATTTCCAAACATAGGTTTCATCTGTAATATAATCGCTTTGTGGTCTAAACCAATTGACTGCACCATCAACTTCCCGATCAGAAAGAACATCTTCCAAGTCATGATCTACCCAATATGTATCAACTATCATATTAAAGTCATCAGGATTTTCCATAATAATACCAACAGCATCCCCATACTTTCGTTTTAAAAACATAGAGGATGAAACAAACCTATCAATTGGATTTCTAACAACTGCAATATATGGTATACCTTTAACATTTAAATGCTCTTCATATAACTCTTTATGATAATGGGATTCAACTATACCATACGTTCCTTCTGGCGTAAATTTATTTGATTTAAAAAGAGCATCAACAAATCTTCCTGCAGTTCTAGGAATATGAATTACTAATGTTCTTTTATTATTAAATAAATGTCTATAAGTCGGCATCTACTGTATCTAAGATATTAATCCTTGGCATCCATCCAGTGCTAGCCATAATAGAAATATCTGCAACATTATCATCCACTTCACCAGGAGTATATTCTTTAACTGGTAAATCACCTCTACCGAATGCTTCTGCTAGTTTTCTTACTGGAATAGATTCTCCATATCCAACAGGAACAGGGCCACAAATAGTGCTAGGAGCAAGATAACGAATAGCATTACAAACATCTTTAACATGAATCCAATCACGTTTATGATTAGTTACATACGGTGCTGTTCCATCCTTTAACATGCCATACATCATATTATCCCGACTATCTGGGCCATAAACGGTTGTGAACCTCATTCCTGCACTGTTAGGAGGTGCCATTTGTTCATTAACCCATTTACTCATAGCATAAGGGTTCTCCCAATAATTACCATCTACAGCACTTGATGAAGCATATAGTAATCTTGTATTAGTCTCTCCACACCAATCAAACAATCGTTTTGCTTTTTCTACATTATTCTCATAATACTCTTTAGGTTTCTCCATACTCTCACGAATGTCTGCCCATGCTGCAAGATGAATAACTAATCCATAATCACCAGCTTTCATGTTGCCACTTATATTAAAGTCACCCACATCGTCTGGATGATCTATACCATGAACTTGATATCCAAGTTCTTTTCTCCAATCGGCAAAAACATACCGACCAATAAAACCTCTATGCCCTGTAATTAATACTTTCATGTAACTGGCCAATCAATAACTGTTCTTATTTGTTCGTTATACTTCCACACTTCTTTTAGCATGTCAGCATTAACGTTATGAGATTCCATTTGAACTATTAATGAATTCAAATCTTTAGGGAAACATGTTCCACCAAATCCTCGATCATTATCGATACCAGGAACCCTAGTGTGAGATTTACCTATTCTACTATCTCCTGTAACACCCTCACATACTTTATCATACCGCATTCCTACCGATTCGCACAAGTCATATATCTTATTAAAGTATGCTACCTTATATGCAAGAAATGTATTAGAGAAATATTTAATTGCTTCACTCTCATCAGAGGAAACCATTACACTAGGAATCTTAGGGAAACATGCTTCAAAGAAACATATAAAATCAGTACATAATTCTTTATCTCCACCAACAACATTTCTTTCTGCTTTAGCATAATCTTCTACAGCATTTCTTGCAGTAAGAAACTCTGGATTATGAATTACATTATGCCTTTCAATATATTTTTTTGTTGTGCCTATAGGAACAGTAGATTTAATAATAAAAGTTCCTGTCAGATTATCAGGTAACTCCTCAAAGAAATTGTCAAGAATAGACAAGTCACAACTTCCATCCATTCTCATAGGAGTTGGAAGACAAACAAAAATAAAATCTTGTTGTATAACTTCTTCTAGTGGATTAAGACATCGGTTCTTATCCACATCATAAATCTTTGTCTTTACTTTATCTCTTAAATTTTGATAAACGGCATTACCTACAAATCCATTACCAACAATTCCCACATTAACATTGTTCATCATGATACCATCCTACTGAATCCTTTAAGTTTTTCAAATTTTATAACTTTCTCAAAACGATCATCCATACCTGACTTGTGAGAAATAACAAATATATTAGCATCCTCAATAACATATCGAATGATCTTTAAGAATTCTTCTGTTCCTTGCCCATCTAGTGAACTATCAAATACTTCATCTAATACCATTAAGTTAGTTGAAACTGAATTCTTAAACTTAGCCACTTCCCTCCAAGTGAAGAGAAGTGCTAAGTCAATTCTCTGTTTTTCACCTTCACTAAATGAAGAATAAGAAAAATCCTCATGTATTGGGGATTGAATAGTTTCATTAAACTCCTCATCAAGAGTAAAGTTTATGTAAAAATCCATCATCTGTAGATAACGGTTTACTTGCTGATTTATCAGTGGTAGATACTTCTTGATGATTTTAGTCTTAACTCCACCATCTTTCAATAATCCATATGTGAAGTTATAGTATTTGATTTTATCTTTATGAGAAACTAAGTGATCATAAGTCTCCTGTAGGTTCTCCTTAAATGTTACTAACTTGTCATGCTCAACACTTCGATTTTCAAGTTGTTCGGTAGCTGTTTGAATTTCCGATTCCAAATCCCTGATCTGTCGTTGACATCCAGAAATTCTAGTATTGTTTTTAGAAATGCCATGCGTTAGTTTAGTAATCTCCTTCGATAGGTGGGTAAAGTGACGCTCTCGCTCTTGTTCTTCTTTAATTGCTTTTTCTAGTTCTTGATAACCAGTTTGCAACTCCTGTGCTTTAGTTTGAGCATCGTCGATTTTATTTATTCTAAAGTCTTCATCTATAGATTGTGTACAGGTAGGGCAAACTGTATTTTGTGTGAAGAACTTATGCTCTTTAGTAATAGACGCTACCTTTTGAGATATCTTACCTCTAAAATTATTAAGTTCTACTAACTTTTCTCCCGAACCAGAAACCTCTTGCTGTTCTTTTGTAAATTCATCAACAGCAACTTGTATATGTTCATTCTCTTCCATATGAGTATCAACTTCAATATTTAAAATTTTAATTTTACCTTCCTTATCTGTTATTCTTTGCTTACCACGGCTCTCTATTTCATCAATAAACTTCTGTTGCATATCAACTTTATCATTAAGAGATTCTTTCTTTAAATCTAAAGTTCTAACATCCTCTTTAACTACACGAATTTTATCCTTAATGATATTATTCATTGCAGTAAAGATACGAATATCAAGAAGATCCTCTATCACATCTCTTCTATTAGGTGCAGTCAATTGCATAAAAGGAATGAAAGTGCTGCTACCAAGAATTACAATCTGAGTAAAAGACTTGTAATTCATCTTAACAACATTTTGCTCTAACCATTTCTGCTGATCATTAGCAGATGATGATTGATCCAATAACTTATCATCTCGCCATATTTCAAATATATTTGGTTTTATTCCTCTAATTATTTTCCAACTAGTAGTTCCTATTGAAAACTCTAACTCTACTCTACAATCCTTTTCATTAACTGTATTAACTAATTGAGATTTACTAATCTTACGATATGGTTTATTAAACAAACTAAATGTCAATGCATCCAATACAGTGCTTTTACCACTGCCATTAGAGCCAATGATTAAAGTTGTCTGATCATTAGTATTGAGATTAATCTCAGAAAATTGATTCCCAGTGCTTAAGAAATTTTTCCATCGTATATTTTCAAATAAAATCATGGTGATTAGACTTCGGAGGAATTACAATGTCATTGGGAGTAATAACAGTATACTCATATCCATGAGATTCGCAAACCCCTACCATCATATCAGGGTCAACTTCAAGCACATGCATTTCAGGATACTCATCTTGTTCTAGCATCATAGCATATCTAGAGGCATCATCTTCCTGTTCAAACAAATAAAGAACATGATGACCATGCTCATTTTGAACAGAATATGCACCTTCTTCTTCTTTACCATGAACTGTCAAGATATACATTATACCATCTCACATGCTTCCCTGTAAACACCCTGAAGAACCTCCTGTACTCTTGACTTTTCAAGATCAATTTCAGATTCCTCTACATACCTATTCAATATTGAAAGAGTATCTTCAGACTCAAATGCTTCAAAATCTTCATTCTCTTCTAGTTGAAAATTTTCAATAACTTTAAGCTCATGCACATTTGAATTATATAACTTATCAATAAATTTCTCAAATTTCTTAAGATCAGTTTTCTGACGAACAATTACCTTTACAATTTTATCTTCATATTCACGACTATCAAATGTTTGATAATTAGTATCCTCATAGTAAATGTTATAGAACATTCGATAAGGATTATCTACAGGAGTATGCTCTAAAGTCTTTGTATCAAAAAGATGAAAACCTCTAGTATCACCTATATCATTCCAATACATCTCATAAGGATTTCCTAGATAGAAAATTTTTCCATCATCAGATCTAGTATGATAATGACCAGAATAAACTTTCTTAAACTTATCAAATACTTTTATATCAGTTCCTTGTTCCATAACATATCCACGATGAATTCTAAAACCCTTACACTCAAGATGGCCCATACAAACAGGAGAACTTGTTTTATTAATCATCGCCATAGTTCTTTCTTCATTCTCACTGTTTATCCAAGGAACAAGAAGAATACTTAAACCTCCTACCTCTATAGGAGTTGTTTCTGAATATATGTGTACATTATCATACTCACGAAGTAATAAATCGATTGCATTCACTTCATTAGTATTCTTATAATATGCTGTATGATTTCCAACAATGGTATGAATTTCACATCCCAAATCTCTTAAACGATCAAAATAATTTACTTTAGACCATGCAAGAGCAGAAAAATCTATTCCCTTTCTACTATCAAAGGTATCACCCATATCAATAATAGTAGTAATACCTTCCTTTATTATAGTAGGAAAGAAAACATCTTCATAAAATTTTAAAAAATAATCATGAAAATGTTTTGAATTTTTTCTAGATCCAAAATGCTGATCAGTTATTATTGCTACCTTCATCTCTTAGTTGTGTTACTACGTGTTCTATTGATGATAGAAATAAACTTATCACCAGCAAAGTGGCCACCAAGACAAACATCTATCTCGTCACCATCTTTCCAGTTAGTTTCACCATTCATTTTAGTATGGGTCATTGCTAACTGGATCTTTTCAATTACATCTTGTGTTAATCTCATTAATTTCTAAGTTTAGAATGAACGGCATCTTTAATTTGATTATAATCAGAAGCTTCACCACCGTCATCCCCATAAAAGACCTCATCATATCCAGATCTTTCAAGAATCTTATTTTTAATTTCTAACTGACGTTTCTCTCTTTGTATTCTGCGGAGAAATGCGTAATGTATAATTTGCGTAAAGTAAGCAAAAGGATTTTTGGATTTCTCAGGATCAAAGTTATGTATGTATTGAACGCAATTTTCGATTCCATCTGAAATCATATCCTCCTTGAACATGTAGTTAACAAAATTTGGTTTAAACGATAAATGATTTGCAATCTTTAAAAAACAATCACCAATGTAACGAGGAATAACTGGTTTAGTATCCCATGAAGATGCTCTACCTGCCTTATCTGGTGGTTCACCAAATTTCCTAATATAAGTAATCTCTACATCTTCACGATATCGAATCAATGCAGCAAGAAATTCTTTATTGTTAACATAGTGTTCAGACCTTTTTCGTTTAGCCATAGGTTTTATAATTGCCATAAGTCATTATCACTATTATGTAGATAGTATAACATTTATATTACGACTTGACAAGTTTCAAAAACCGAGTAGAATAACCTTTGTGGAGGTTCAAGGAAAGGTATTAGCTATTTTTACTATTCTTATTAGGATTAAATTTATATAATTTTTCTAAAATATCTTTAGCATCATGAACATTTGATATATATCCCATCTTTTTAGTTATCTTTGGTTGACCATTTCTTTGTCTAGCTGAATCTTGAACAAATTGTTGATACATATTAATCATAGTAAGATCAGAAGATTCTGACAAGGTTAATACATCTGAAAGATTAATAATAAACATATCTTCATGAGTAGTTTTTAACCAGGGTTCTACTTTATAACCCACTATACCACCTCTTGATTTAAGTTCAACAATAGTAATAGGATTAGAAATTATTAACATAGTTCTATCTTCTTCTTCAGACGCTGCTACTTTTGCAAATACCTCTTCACCATTTTTGAATTTAATTGTTGCGTAGAAATCGTCTTCCATTATTTGTCTCCTTTAAGTTGTATTGTAATAATTTCATAATTAAAATTCTCTTCGTTGTATATTTTAATACGTTCTATAAGATGATTTAATGTATAATTTTTTCTAGACTTTTGAGAACAATCATCGGCAATATCATATAGAATGGCTTTAATCTTATTTGAACTTTTTCTAAGAACTCGGCCAATTGATTGAAGATTTCTAATTCGTGATTTTGAAGGAGAAGCAAAAATGATATTATGGAGGTTCTTAATATTGATTCCTGTACTGAAAGTACCATATGAAGCAACAATAATTGCATTTCTTTCTTGCTCCGTGATTTCACGAACCAATTCTCTTTCTTCAGCATCTACTCCACCATGAATGAAGAAGACTTTTCTATCACCTTGTTTATTAGTATTTATTAAATCGTATAGTATCGCACCGTGGGTTTCTACTCTACTATACAATATAAGACTATTTCCTTTTAAATCTAATGCAAGGTTAGTAATAAATCTATTCCTTTGCTCATGACTTATTAAATATTCAATTTCATTTTGATATGTTTCAAATTTTTGAGGAGGATGTTTTAGTATAAGACATTGAATATCTAATTGAGAAAGATGCCCTTGTCTCATTAACTCTTCTGTTTTTGTGACTTTATATGAAGGGCCAAATAATCCTTCTAAGACCCATTTATGCGTCTGTGTGCCGTCTAAAGTTCCAGTAAATCCAAATCTATACTTAGCATGATGTAACTTTGTCATTATAGATATTAATGACTTACTTTTAAATAGGTGAGCTTCATCTCCTATAATTACATTATAGTCTTCAAAAAATTGTTTTTCTAATTTATAAACAGATTGCCATGTAGTAATGGTAACTGGAAGTTGATTATTTTTTTCTTTACCTGAATATATGCGGTGGCAAAATGACTCAGAATCCCAACCATAATCCTGAAAATCCTTATACATCTGCTCTACGAGAGATGTCGTCGGAACAACTAGAAGTATTTTTTGCTGCTGCTCTATGTAATACCTTACAAGAGAATAAATCATCAATGATTTTCCTGACGCAGTTGGTGATATCAATAGTCTTCTATTGTGCTTTAGAGCATCGCATACTCCCTCAACTTGGTATTTCCTGGGAGAAATTGAGCAAATAGATTTCATATAATCTTTTACACCTTCATATGAAATCCCTCCATTTTCCTCATAAGGGGTTCCATAATATTCATTGTCTATAAATTTATAACTATAATCATGCCTATTACAAAAAGAAATAATTCTATCTAATAGTCCAACATATATCCTCTTTGATCTAAGATCAAATAAATGTATCTCTCCGTTCCAATTGCGATTTCTGTATTGAGGCATAAACTTTGCCCCTTCAACTTGAAAAGTAAAATGATCCCTCAGTTCATACTCAATATGAGGTTCAGCATTTACTTTTAAAAATACTTCATTAGCTTTGGATATAACAACATTGGCAGTTGTATCAATCACCTAATCCCATACATCTACAGGTATTTATTAAGGTATGTCAACCCAATCCTGACTGGAATCTCATAAACTCAATTGCATTCTTAATCTGATATGTTCTATTCTGTATTACTTTTAATATACTTTCAATATAAGTAAGCATTGTATCATAGTATTCTATCTTAAGAGATGAGTTTGCAAGCTTCTCATCTGCATCAAGATACTTTTGCATTGTATCTTTATCTCTTATCTTCTTTGGAAATGGATTCTTAATATAAACTTCTGGATCTGACTTGCCACTAAAATACTCATACCGTTCATGACGGATGTTTTTTCTTTGCTGTTCTGCTTTCTTTCTTAATAAAAAGATTGTATTATATAAGTCAAAGTATTTTGCATGTAGAGAGGGGATATTCAACGATTCTTCATGTAGATTATCTCTATCGATCTTTGCGTCTTTTTCCCACATCTCTTGAATAGATTCAAGATTTACACTCATATAGCATTATTAGAAGTATCAGTTAGGTTGTACATAGTATACTTGAAACTTACGTCTGCTGTAAAGTATTCTATATCTGTATCTGTAGCATCAAAACTTAAAGTTGTCAAGGAGTAAGGCCATAACTCTTTAAAGTTTACATTAAATTTTGCAACCATATTGCTGCTTAAAATTTGAAGAGTTCCATCAGAATAAATTTGATCTCCAAAATTTTTATATCTTTGTGGAAGAGTTCCTCTTCCAGTCTTTTCAAGTTCTTCAAATTGACCTATACTCTCTGGATAACCCAAACCTCTCATCCAGTTTTGAATTTCCATATAATTTGTTAAATCTTCATCAACAAGAAATCTTAAATTCAAATCACCAAATTCCATTTTATCACCAGGTGTTGGAATATCTCTAAGTGGGTTTGGTTGTATTGCTACACCAAGAGATATATCTGGAATATTGGCTTGATTGCAAAAATATGCAACACCTGGCGATCTTTGTAAGTTAAATTTAAAACCTACAGGTGCAAGATAATTCCTATTCTCTATTTGTGATCCTCTAGTTGCCATTAGTTCTTGCAGGTCTCCTTATATATTTAGGTTCTTTGAGTAAAATCAATACCTTCCATATGATCATACTCATGTTGGAATATTCTTGATGCCATTCCATTTAATTTAATTTTATGATTTTTCTTACTTTCATCTTCATATTTAACAACAACAGAACTTGGTCTTGAAATTTTTAAATATAAATCTGGATAAGATAAACATCCTTCTTCCATTACTGTTTGATCTTTTGATTCTTTTAAAATCTTTGGATTAAAACAAGTAATAGTTTCTTGATTTTCTAGGTCACTTATCATTACAAAAGCTCTTTCCCAAATACCAATTTGATTTGCAGAAAGACCTATACCATTATAGTGATACATATTTTCGTGCAAAATATATGATAATTTTGAACGATCTAAATTATAACTGCATTTATCAATTCTTTCATGCAGTAATTGTTCAGAAATAACTAATGGTTTTAGCATTTAAATATTTAGTTCATACCATCATACCATGTCTTAAATGAGTATGCTGGCCATTGACCATATAATTTTGGTTGAGTGCATCCACCATATAACTGAGGTAATACATCATCCCAGTTTTTTGTCTTAGCATGATTTAAAAACATATTAAAGTCTTCATCCTCAAAAGTAAGTGTTTTTGCATAATCCCAAAAAGGTGTATCATATTTTGATCCAAACTGATAATGCCAAAGAACAAAATTTTGTAGTTGTTTAATATACTTTCTAATATCACCAACAACATAATCACGATTAAATTTACCTGGCATCAAATAATCAAATACTGCTCTAACTAATTCAATATAAACTTGTGTTGATGAAGATTCTAATGGTTCTAAGAAAAATAATCTATTACCATTAAGAACTATTCTATCATCAACAATTGGATTCTTGGCAACATAATTTTTATAAGAAATATACTTTGTTACTTCAACATCAAACATATTCTTTAAATTAAGTTCTGCTTCATCCTTAGATGTTATATCACTATTATAACAATATCCAACACAATAGTCATGTGATGGTGATTTATAATTTGTAGGAATTACAAATGCCCATCCATCAGGAGTTGCAACATGTCTGCTCCATGAATTTTTTGCAGTATACCAATTAGGTTTTGCCAATATACATGCATTTGTTGGATTTTTTAATTCTTCATAATCTTTATAGTCACTTGGTTTACCTCTACAATCAAAAATATAATCAGAATCAATTTTATCAACATCTAGAACATCATCATATTTTACTTTAAAACGACCAGATGTTAATATACTTGCTTGCATTTCCCAAGGGCAGTAATGCATAGCCATTCTATCTGGAGGAAATGAATGGAATAATTTATCATTTACTTTACCCCATCCTTCATATAATATTCCACTTTTAAAAGTAGCATTAATTTTATTATCATACCAATTAAATCCAGTACCAGCCCATAACAAACCAGGTGGTTCTACAACTGTTGCTTGACCAACTCTTTCTGGAGGTATATCTGGATTATATACTAATTCAACTTCATATTCTGATTGTCTTCCATACCAAGCACAATACAATGCTGTAAAACATCCTGCATTACCACCACCAACTACTGTAATTTTTTTCATAATACGGGGTATACGGGACTTGAACCCGTGATCTCTGCCGTGACAGGGCAGCGTCATAAACCACTAGACCAATACCCCAAGTCAGGTAACTTTGATATTATAGCATAAAAAAAGACCCCCTGCAAGAGGAGGTCTTTGAAGATATATAAGCGTCTCGCTTACATGAGGTTCTTGACAGCAACACGCCTGTAGTAGCGGTTCTGGTTGGCAAGAAGAGCACCTGCACCTTGAGTAGTTCCTTCTGCAAATGGATTGGCAACAAGACCATAACGAGTCTTGAATCCAATTTTTGGTTGGAAGGAGTTTTCTCCAACTGCACGAACCATCTGTAGTGGAACGTAAGGGCAGTAGAATAATCCAGCATCATATGGTGAGGATCCTTTGTATCCTACAACATAGTACTGATTACCACCTGTTGGAGCACCGTTTGTAGCGGTAAGGTTAGCAGAATAAGGATCGATGTATACACGATACTTACCTTGTAGAACACCAGCGAAGGTGTTACCTGTGTCATCAACGTTAAGATTAGCGTTAAGTGCAGGAGTGTAATCAAGAACACCAGCCATGGTTAGTGCAGAAGCAACGTCTGCTGAACACATGATGATGTTGCCCTTTCCACGACGAGTTCTTTGTGCGATTGCGTTTGCATCACGCTCGATCTGGAATAAGAGACCCTTGAACTTCTCAACTGACCAACGACCATTACTGTCGATGTCTAAGTCGAATACACCTGAAGTAGCAACGTTCTGAACAGCACCTTGCTCTGCAACCTTGTAGATACTTCTGATAACTTCTCTGTTAATTTCAGCGAGGATCTCAGTAGAAAGGATGTTAGCAAGTTCTGCTTCTGCGTTAAGACCGTGGATTGCTTTCAAGTCTTGAGCGAGTTCTAGTGAATACTCAGCTTTTAAAGCACGAGACTTAGCAGTAACAGTGACCTTCTCGATAGAGAAGTTCATCTGTGCGAAAGCATCGTTACCATCTAGTAATGATTCTGCATTACCAGTGGTCATACCTGGAGACACGTTATACTGAGGTGTTCCAGTAGTAGCAGCAGTTCCAACTGGGTTGAGAACTGAAGGGTTGTTACCTGTCTGTGTAGCAGTACCAAAACCAGCTGGGGTGTCTGTCCAACCTGCGGTTTGTGCCTTATTCTGATCGTTTGCAGAATGTGTAGTGTCTGCTTCGTTGTAGAATGCTTCGGTACCTGTTGTACGGTTAGTTCCGTAACGTGATCTCATTGCAAAGATCAATCCAGTAGGACCAGACATTGGTTGAACGCCAGCAAGGTCATATGCGACCAAGTTAGGCATTGAACGTCTGATAAGACTGATAAGAACGGGATCAAAACCAGCAACTGGGCCAGTAGATGTAGCACCACCACCAAATCCACCTGTTCCAGATGAGTTAGTTGGTTGCTCCATCAAGTTTAAACCTGATGAGAATGCTTGTTCTTCTTTTAAAAATTTTTCTTGGTTTTCGAGCAGGACGGCAGTAACTGCTTTACGATGACTGTCTTTGATTTCATCAAGACCTTCATACTCTAGAAGCGGCTTCCACTTTTCCTGCAACTGTTCTGATTGGAACATTGAGGTTTACCTATAAAGTTTACGTTTGACTTAATATTAAATTCAGTTTATTGCTTAAATGCTGAAAGCGATTTCAGATAAGCAGCCATTTGATTAGAATGTGCTTCTACACCTTCTGCACTATCGACTCCTTCTGAAAGAGTTTCGGCTTTAGCTGATGGAGAACTACCTTTTGAAGCGAAATAAGATTCCTTCAAAGTCTCCAACTTTTCACGATAAGATTCTTCACTTTCAAACTCTACACTTTCGGCAAGTGAAGCGAGCTTTTCTTTCTGAGTAGACGCTAATCCTTCAGAAACGCTAGAAACGATTGCATCAGCAACTGACTCACCGAGTCGGCCGTTTAAACTAATGTTCTTCTCTATTTGCTCATTGAGTTTTGACTCCATGTCATCTAGTTTTTCTACCATGCTCTCAAGCACATCATATTTGTCTTCAGGGATTGATACATAATGTTCTTCAAAGAGACTGTGCATTCCACTAAGGAATGATTCAGTCATATCTGTTTTAAGTCCTTGCTCAACTGCAAGGGCATTTTCCGTGAACCACTCATCTGCAACATACTCAAGATAGTTATCAACACGCTCAGAAAGTGCGGCTTTTTCTGCCTCAATCTTTTCTTCAAGTGTCTCTTGGTATTTTGCTTCTAAAGCTTCTTTAACTTCAGCAACTTTAGAATTCAAAGCGGTCTCGAAAACAAGCTTTGCTTTCTCTCTAAATTCTTCAGAGAGTTCTTCTCCACCAAGGAGGGCATTAACATCATCTTCGATGTTAACTTCAACTACTTCTTCTTCAGTAGTTTCTTCTTCAGCAACTACTTCATCAGTAGTTACCTCTTCTTCTTCTATCACTTCGTCAGAAGCTTCTATCTCTTCAGCTTTCATAGCACCTGTTTTTCCTTTACGGTTAGTAACTACGTCGCTAACTTGCTTAAGTGTAGCACCAGGTGTTTTTAGCTTATTGCTATCATCATCTGGTTTTGAGTTAAATGGGGTTGGACCACCTAAATCCTCCACATTACCAGCAACCGACGTATCGATTGGCATACCTGGTTTAGCGTTGGCATTCACAGCAGTCTTGGATTGCTTAAGACCAGCATCCGCTTTAGACTCTTCCATTTCTTGTTTTGTACCACGAGACATTTTTACAGCTCCGACTTTTTTTAATTAAAATCTATATTTATTTAGAAGTTTTACAAATTTGATAAGAAATCATTAAATAAAGCAAGTTTTTGCTCATCTAATTTTTTCTGATCAACCAATGTATTAATGTGTTTGTATGTTTTTTCTGCATACCTCTCACGAAGTACACCTCCATCCCAAACCCAGTCTTTTCCTTCCATAATTCCTGAAACAAATGCATCAGGAGCTGAAGGATCGGCAACGATATCAGCAGCAGTTGCTAACATGAAATCTTCACCAACAACAGAGTATCCTTCTTTAGTTTGTTGGAGTGAACCAACACCACGAGAAGATACACCAAGTTTAACACCTTCTTCAATTAATGAAGATGCAATTTTACCCATTGGTGTAGAAAGAATCTTTGCTTTACCAATGAAGTTAGAACCGCTTTCTCTAAGAGAAACGATTTTATGAGATACCCTATCTAAGTTAACAGTAGGGCCTTCTGGATGACCAAGTTCTCCAAGTGCTCTTCCTGAAGTAATGTGATTTTCGCTATAGCGATTCACTTCCCTACGAAGAGTTTCCATCGGATACATCCGACCATTGCGGTTTTTAATGTTTCCTTGTAAGAAAACACCTTCGATATACATAGACTTCTTGCCGTTTTTATTTTCGACTAGAAATTCTACTGATTCGATTTCTTCTCTAATCAGTTTCATTATGCGTCCCCGCTAATTTGAACTTGTTGAATGTAAACTGCACCCTTTTGACCACCAGTTGAAATACCAGATACTTTAGTTGATAAAACTAAGGAATTTCCTTTTAATGACCCTTTATAGTCAGTAGAAATACCACTAGTATTTACATTACCGAGTGTTAATCTAGTGCCATAATATCCACTAGATCCTGCAGTAGTATCAACTGCAGTAACTTCAGCATGACTGATTAAAGTGGTCCAATTAGAATCGTTATCATTAACATCAACTAAAGTTACACGATCTTGAACTGTAAAAGGCATTTGCATACCTTCTGGGCAATCTATGACACAAGGATTTGTCGAAGATATATCCTCGATTGCAATTGATCCCTTAGTTAACCCAAGAGTAGCTTCTGTATTTGCGGGAATATAATAATCTGTATTAGTGGCAATTGGATCAGTTCCAATCGCAACAAATGCTGGAGCATCTGTAGTTACTAATCGCAAAACACTAGATTGAATATTAAAAGCAGATGACGTTGCTGCCACTCCTGCTGTTGCAAAAGATTGTCCCGTTCCAACTGGTCTATGTGCCATTATACTAATAGGTCCATTTACTACTTATTTAGAAAAGTTTTGCAGTAGGTTCTGCAGGCTCATCTTCAACTTCAGTATCTGCTTCTGCTTCTACTTCTGTATCTGTTTCTGCTTCTACTTCATCCTCTTCTTCTGGTTGATCATCATTAAACAAACTATTTGCTACATTTGGTTTAAATGCATCAACTCTTTCTGCTGATTTTGAAAACAGCATATCTTTAATCTTGTCGCTAATTTCTGAAGGAGACTCATTTTTAGTAATCATATCCATCAGTTCAGCTTGAACATCATTCATATCAGGCATAGTAATAATAGTTTGTTTTATAAATTAGTCAATTAGTATTTATAAACTATTGACTGTGGAAGCTGCTTTCCAGCATCATTGAATAAAAAGCTGTCTTTATTCTAAGTAAATTTTTATATTCATCATCTTCTTGATTGCCATTTTGAAGATAGAAATTAATTGCATTATATACTTGACGTATATCCTTTAAAGTAAAATCTGCTTTAATAAAAGATCTTCCTTCAGAATCTTCATTAACCTCCATTATATTTCACCACCTTTTGGTAGTTCTGGTGCTTCAGCTGCAGTTCCATCAATATCAGGTTCCATAACTGGAGCTCCAAGATCCATTCCTGCAGCATCTAATGGCATACCTGTTTCTGGATCTACAGGAGCCATAGGATCGGCAATAATACCATCCTCAATCTCCTGCTTCATAATCTTATCCTGTTCAATAATTTCCTCATCTGTCTGACGAAGAATCTTACGTCTCACATAATCTTGTGAGAAGTATCTACCAATATATGGTTCTGCAGTAGCAGCAACATTTACTCTCTCATTAAACAGTTCTGTTTCCTTCAATTCTGAGAAATGATTATCATATAAGAAGTCATATTGTATGTGTTCACTCATCGTTTCCCAATCTTCTGGAGTGATTACATTCTTCAATAATAACTGAGTTTTCAGCATATCATCAAACATTCTTGAGAATCTTTTTCTCAATCTACCAACAAATTTAGTGAATTTTAACTCATCTCTTAATATCTCTGAGGATCTTCCCAAGTTGAATCCTCCCTCTCCGTCCATTCTTGATGGGGGTACATTGAGCGACCTATATAATTTCTTTTTGAAGTACTCAATATCCGTGATTTCACCAAGGTTTTGGCCTCCAGGAAGAGTAGAAATTTCAGTTCCACGCCCTCCTTCTCTCCGAGGGAGCCAGAAATCTTCAAGCATTGCCATGTATTTTTTGTCATCACGGATCTCTCCTGTGTTAGCGTCGTAAACAAGCTTGTTCCGATATCGCATCATCACATCTCTGAGATATTGCTCTGCTTTGATCTTAGGTAAGTTACCTACATCTATGTAGAATATTCTACGTTCTGGAGCACGAGATAATCTGTAGATTACAAGAGCATCTTCAATCATCCTAAGTTGGTTGATTGACTTAATTGCTTTATGCAAATATGAAAGAGTTGATCCTTTATTTCTATCTACTAATCCAGAAGTACAATAAACAACTGAATCTCTAGTCATTTTAATACCCTGACTTGCACCAGTAGCATTAATATTACCTGTTGGGTATCCTCCTTTTGGATTGTAAATAAAATACTCTTCTAATTCAGGGAATTCATAATCCATTGGATCACTTGAATTCAATTTTACCTGATACTTTTCTCCCTGCTTTTTCTTTTGCTGTCTAACATAACGCATTTTCATTGCGTCAATATATCTTAATTCTTGAATACCTTCTTCTGGTTTCTTTAAATCTATAATTTTATGATAATATATTCTACCATCAATATACCAATTTCTATAAATTTCGTGTGCTTTTTTATCAAAATCTAATAGATCTATTATATGTTTAAATTCTGCTCTAACTTTTTTCTTTATACCATCACTTGCGTTTAAATTATCTAAGTTAATTTGTATAGGGGTATCATTTGTATCTGATACAATTGCTTCATTCACAATATCTTCAATGGCACTATCAGCTTCTGGATGAAGTGCCATCTCACGATATCTTTTTAATAAGTCAAATTCAGTTCTATAAATTCCTTCAATATCAACATAAGAACCAAAAAAACCACTACTCATATAATGGTCATTCCCGTCCTCGTTATTTGGAGGAACGGGAGAAACCGTCGTAGGAGATAGTGGTTCGGTGTCCTCTATCGAGAACCCAAATAACTTAGCCATGATTTAATTTTATCTTTATACTACTATTTAGTCTCTAATTGGGATTGCCAGCTCCAGCCAAACTAAGTGACTGAACAGCAAACTCAACAGTAAACTCCTCTATAGTATCGCCTGTATCGTAAGATAAGTCAATAGCTGATACGTTAATTGGAAATATATTCTGGAAAGTATATTGTTTTAAAACAACATTTTCTGTTCCACCATTATTAGCAGAACTGACTTGAGATCCTCTACCTAATTGATAGACAGTCGCATTAGTCATATAAGAATTAGGATCAGTTGCACCCATGTTATCATCTAAATTGGCAATTTGTTGTGTCCAATTTTCAAATGCATTTCTGAATCTAAAATCTTCATCGTTGATAATAGTAACACTCCAGTTGTCGATAGTTCTGTCTCCAGCAACTTTAAAAATACGACCTCTGAATGGAACATCGATATTCGCAATATTTTGTGGTGGTAATTGAGCCGCTTTACACATAAAGTTAAAAACGTCTGAATCCCAATTCGCTACCACATTAGCTGGAAGAGTAGTCAATTCTACCTCAAATAAATTCGGTCTTGCACCGCCACCTATCAGTTTTGACTTAAACTGTGAAATATTTCTGTTTGGTCTGGATGTCGCCATAATTGATTTAGCCTCCTTAGTTATTTAGATAGATGATTAAACTCGACCAGCGACTTCTTCAAAACTGATTCCAGTTCTAGTAGCAACAAACGTAAGTGTTACGTAGTTGATAGACTTGGATGGTTTTAAGAAGATATCAGCCCTGAATTCGTTATTGTCTATAACGTCAGGAGTATTGTTTGTTGTATCGCAAACAACTAGGAATCCGTAGATACCACGTTTTGCTTCAACATCCCTTAAATAAGGTTCAACAATGTTTCTGAAGTTTGCTCTTGTTAATTCGTCATTCAATTCGAAGAGTTGAGCTTCAGCAGATCTTTCTAATGCTTGCTCGACTGTTAAGAACAATCTACGAACATTAATTCTATCGAAGGCAGATGCATAACCCAGAGCAGTCTTATCACCAAAGAGCATAGTACCAACGCCAGGTTTTGTAATAATAGCGTTAACTCTTTGTGGATAAAGTTGATCTCTTTGATCCTTAGTTGGATTATATGCTAGTTTAATAGCATTATTAATCATACCTCTTTGCTGACCAGCAGGAGAGAACCAAGGATAAGCAACGATATTTGTGCGACACATTAGACCAGCAACGTCAGCGTTAGTTGGAATGTATCTAAATTCGTTATTAAATCTGTCGTAGGTATACTTGTAACCACTATCAAAGATTCCGTAAGAGGAAGAAGTTAGTGGACTAAAGTAATCTATTAGATTAGTTGTCTGAGTTGTTGAGTTTGTAATATTTACAATGTCTGCCCTATGAGGACCAACACAAGCAACACAATCTTTTCTGGCACCAGCAATTGCAATTAGTTTATTTGCCTTTGTCTGGGATAGATCCTTAGCTCCAAGGCCAGGGCCCATAATCAGATAATCAACTTGAATCTCATCTTTATTAGAGAACTCATTATATGATGTAATTAAATCACCCAATTCTGCTCTCATTCCACCATTATCACCTGCAAGTGGAATTCCTGCTTGATAATCTTCACCACCACCGAATGTGTAAGTTACATTTCCGATTGAAGAGAAATTAGTGTCTTGTGCTTTACTACCCCAAAGACCTTCAGAGGTTGTGTATGGAGTAAAGTTAGTGGAGAATCCAATTGCTCTTGGTTCTGTCTTCCACTGATTATCTCTCGCATTAGATGGATTGTATCCAGCATAAGCATAATCTGAGAAATCTGCAATATACTGTTTGTAGTAATTCTTTTGAGGAGAATTTACAGAAGATACTGCATCAATTGCCTTAGAAAGACCTACATGCTTCTCAATAACATTACCTTTAATACCAGTAACTGTTCCATAATCATCAACAATAGCAACATGAAGTCCATCACCTTCACCATTTCTATCTGTTACATAAACGTTAGAAGTTGGTTTTGGTGCAAGAGATTTCCAATATATTGTTGCATTCTCTAACCCTAGAGTTTGTGCATTATACCAATCAGCAGTGCTTACAACTGCTGATGATGCTGCTACAATGTTACCTCCTTTTGTACTGGTAGTTATACCTGTTGGATTCATAAACCAAAGAGTATCTGATGTAGCAAATGCAGCATATCTTGCACCCTCTTTATAATCAATCTTATCTCTAGCATAAGATCCAGTTCCACCAGCACCAGTTACACGGTGAGTAACCTTAACTTGGAAAGTTGATGCTGAATCGGTTGAGTCTGTTGATACTCCAGTAACAACACCTTGTAAATATCCAGTAAATGATGAAGTTGTTCCTGCTCCAGGAATAACAACAGCTGAAAGAGGTGCAGTAACAGCATAACCAACAATACAACCTGCTTTATAAAGGTTATCAGTTGTAATTCCTAGTGTTTGGTCTGCCATGTCATCAATGACACAGATTTTTAAACCATTTGCCCAAGAACCAGGTGTCTTTGCTGCCCATGAGTAATCGGCAGAAGACGTCCAATTTGCTTGATAGTCGTCGTAATTCTTAATTTTTGTCGTTGTTTCCGATGCAACACCAACACCAGCATTTGCTGAATTTAAATGTTCACTATCTGTTCTACAAACTTTTAAAACTCCCCCGTAGGAAAGGTAAGATGCTGCACTCATCCAATACTCATATTGAGCATCCGTTGAAAGCGGCTTACCGAAAGTGCTAATTAGGTTTTCTTCAGTTGAAATATCAATTGGGTCGTCGATTGGGCCTATTCTAAATGGGCCTGCTATTGCACCGATGTTATCCAATACATTATCAGCTCTTCCTACTGTTAAATCAACCTCCCTGGTTAATACTCCAGGAGACAATTGAGGAGTAGCCATGCTTTTTTTCTCCGATTCTCAGATTTATCTAAAAATTATTTATTAAAATATAGGCTTTACCTATACTCCCACATAAACGCACGATCACCATATTCATCTGTATGCCACCTATCTCCTTCCGAATCAACAAAACTATCTTCACCTAATCCATCATCCATAAACCCAAATGGAGCCATATCTTGTTCTATCTGATTTTTCTGTTCTTCATATAATCTTTTACGAACATCCTGATCCGTAAGTTCTTTAAAGTAATCATTTTGAACTAACCATGCATATATTACTAAACACATAGCAAGGTCATCATTACATCCTTCTTCTGCCTCGAATGAATTATGCTTCTGAATAAATGTTGTTAATTCGGATATAATCTCATAATCTTTAAATATAATTTTATCTGCTTCAATAAGAGTCTTTAAGTTAAGAGATCCAACCTTTTTAACAGTCTTAGACATCTTAACTCCCATTTGAGTCTTTTTACCAGAAAAACCTTGACCAATAATTTGACCTGCTCTTCCTCTCATTGATGCCATAAGAAGATTTTCATATTCAAGATCATAGTGAATAATAGATGCTACTTGATCTCCAATATCATTTACTTCACATAAAATAAATGCGTTATTATATTTTTTTGCAATTTCCCAAATAACATTAGGAAATAGCATTGGTTTAATCTCATTATTTCTAAACTTACCAACAATTCTATGAGGAAACTCTGTAATATCTACCAATATAAAAGCAGAGTAATCTGCATTAACTCCTCTGGCAACATCAACGGTCATTAAGTAATCATGACCTTTTATAGGATCTTCGTATATATCCAATCCAGCACTTCTAGCTATTGGATTTTCATATACAAGAGTTCTTAATTTACTAGGAGCAATAAGAGTATCAACAGATCCTAAGAATTCACATTCAAACTCAATCTTAAATTGCTGTTCGGATGTGTTAGCAATTGTCTGTTCTCTCCACTTATCATCCCTACCAGGAACTTCAGACCAATGAACTTCTGTAGGAACATATTCATTCTTTCCTCTTTCTGCATCGTGCCAATATCTATAGAAATGGTTCATCCCGTGAGGGGTAGATACCATTATGACTTTCGTGCTTTTACCAGAAGTAATAGTAGGATAAACAGAGGCAAAAAACGAATCAGCAATATGATTTGGAACGAATGCAAACTCGTCCAAAAACAAGATATTGAAAGACATTCCTCGAACAGCTGAGGCAGAAGTTGACGCAGCCAAGATTCTGGAACCATTTTCTAACTCCAAACTACCTTTATTCCAGGATATAATACCCTGTTGCATCCATTTAGGTAAATTTTCATATGCAGTTTGCAATCTACCTAGCAAATCTCTAGCAGTTGCTGCTTTGTTTGCAAGAATACCTATATTAACATTATCATTAAACACCGCATAATGCAAGAGATAAGATACAGACGTAGTAGACTTACCAGTCTGACGAGGCATCTTACATATATTAAATCTATTATCATGGAAGTTTTTAATTAACTTCTCTTGAAAATCATATGGTTGAAAAGGAACAAGACCTTCATCCAAACTTACAATCTTGACATGTTGTTTTGCAAAATATACAGGATCTGCCTTACAGGCCATGAATTCAAGAATTTGTTCCTGAGTAAATTCCTGCTGAACATTGGCCTTCTTAAGAAGGGGATTACCAAGATAAACATCGTCAGTGATTATAGGCATAATTAAATCATTTCATATTTTCCAAATTTTTGAGTTTTCCTATCGTGTTCTATTGTTTTTTGTTGTAGGTCTAAAATTTTTTTTAAGTTTTCTACTTGCTTCTTTAATTCTTCGGTTTTATGTTCCTCCGACTTGGAGGATTGGTTCTCCAGGTTCATGTTCCGATACTTGGTAGTTCCAGAGTTTAGCACCAGGATAGACTTTTCTCATTTGATCCTGAACTTCTCTGCGTGAGGGTTTTTTGACTGAAGGGAAAAACATTTTTATCATGTAGTTACTTCCTCTCCATGCCAGATAACAATCTATTATATTTCCTACTTTATTGTAGTTTGGAAGTTTAGTTGCTTCCTTTAATGGATCTTCGTATTGTATATTTGATTTAGGTGAATGGATTGGTTCGGGTTTTACTATATCAATGAACTCAAATTCACGAAATTTAATATCTCCATTGAAGTCTTGAACTTCAATGCCACAATTTTCTAAAGCAGCAATTTGTGCTGGGCCCATTGAAAAACATACAAATACCTAGTTATTTATCTTCCTGACATTCTTTAGCAAGATCTTCAGCCATCTGACCACCAATCTCTGCTCCTTGATCCATTCCAATCATTGTAGCAGCACCAGCAAGAACCCATCCAATTATAGGAATAGATGCTATACCAGTTTGAGTAACTACAGCAGCTCCAGCAGCACCACCTACCATTCTTCCTGTTCCTTCTCCACCACCTTTCTTCTTAATACAAGCAATATTTTTAGGATCTAATCCACTATCTTTACTCTGTGATGGTGCCAGATAATACTGCTCATGCTTAGATATTTTTGCTTTACCTAATCCCAATAATCCAGCAGGCCTGTCAACTCCTTCAGACTTAACTAGTACTCTAGGATCATGTGCTCTATAGTTTATAGAGTATCCATCTTTATTTGCTATTACATTATAAGAAGTATATTCACCGATAGGCAAATTTAACTTAGGGAATGATTCCTTTCTGGCAATCATCCCTATCATTCCTATATGGGATATACCTAAGAGTGTTCCTAGACTAATACCTATCCATTTTTTCATAATAACAACTCACTAGTTTATTATATAGAATTTAATATATCTTAACCTATTCCCAACGTGTAACAATCAATTCTATGGAGTTATCATCCATCTCCCATTCTTCTTCAACTTGAAATCCCATTTCCTTTATTGTATTATGCACAGTCATTCGAGCATATTGTTGTGTAACTTTTTCAACAAACCTCTTTGGTGGAACTGGATCTTTCCAGGTTTGTATATCTGCTACCAATTCATACTCGCCATTATTATTCAAACGGAATCCAATATCATTACCTATAGAAATATCTACTTTTACTTTTTCATGATGATGATTGATAGGATTAATCAATTCTTGATCCTCCTGAACATCATACTGAAGAAGTTCTAGTGCTTCAATCAATTGTGGTTTGTGTTTGATCTTGGTTTTGATCGTGCTGAAGTGCGACATTGTTAGAATAAAATTCGGGTTTAAATTGACGGGTTTCTAAAGTTCCAAGTTTTTCCTCTATTTCTTTAGTGAGTTCTACACATTGATGTGAAGTAAAACCAGTGGCTTCTTCAGTTACATGACCATCTTGTCTAATAGTAAATTTGAGAGTTTGTTTTTGACTCATAATTAGAAATTCTTAGGGTGGGTAATAACATCACCATGTATCTCACCAATATCATCTATATGAGTATGATCAATGGCATCAATGTGATCAACATGATCTATATGTTCAATATGACCATGATCAATATTGATATGGGCTCCATTTTCTAAAACTGCAGCAATTCTTTCAAGAGCATCAGCAATTCTATCATCAGTTGTGGTCATAATAATTTAAATTCATAACTACCCTGCGTTTTTGATTAGTGCAGGTTGTACCAGTATGATGTAATCTAGATGGAAAAGTTACCAACCGATTTTCAACACTCTCGATTCTATCACCATTTTCAAACTCTGTAAACCCATCGTTACTGTTAATGTAATATATTGCAGTTGTGCAATCAACCGATTGATCTATATGCAATCCATATTTTATAATCTTAGCATTTCTTGGATTACAATTCACTTTTGCTCGAATAAGTTTCCCACTATTAACTTTATTAAGAATAGGAAATAGAAGTTGAGCAGCATCAGATTTAACTTCATTATCTTCATAAATCAAATGATAAAACTGATAATTATCTAAATCATCAACTCCAGTTTTTGATTTGTTATCGCACCAACGCCAAGTAATATCAAATCCTAAAAAGAAATCTTTTATTGGTTTAAATTCAGATTCACTCAAAAAATCATCATATACTTCAACCATTATATAATTTTGTCTCCTATTTTAATATTATTTTTTTCAAACCAACCACGATTAACTTCTAATGCATATAGAACTTCAGAATCTGAAGA